CGTGCTCGAGCTGTCGCTGATGGAATTCCCATTGTGACGAACGATCAACAAGTGGTTCGCTTCATGAGAACTCACTTTTCCGTTGCAGAATACAAGAAGGAACCGCGTCGTCCTAAAAAACGACCCGGCCAGAAGTTGACTGCAGAAATTCGTACTGATGAAGGAGCCAATGCTGTTGCTAGGTCCGTAGCAAACAACTTAGGTTACTTCGAAGTTCATTCGAATGGATCAATCTACACTCAGAACATTCTTGGAATCTCTGGATTCAACTATCTGACAAACGCCCACGCGTTTATTGGAACGGTTGAAGTACCTGATGCTAAACTTGTGTTTTGGAGACCCAATTCTACTGTTGTTGTTCGTCTAAGTGAAGTCAAAATCACACAGATGGACCACGACAAAGTTATGGTTTTCCATACCGCACTTCCTATGTGCAGAAACATTGTTAAGCATTTCCAACTACGTTCAGACCTACCCACTGAGTCTGGAGTGATCCCTACTCCTATCATGTTCTATTCCCGTGAGCATGATCGCCTTCTTGAAAATGGAATGGCTCCTCTGTTGAAACAGAGAGCCTCCATGTTTGAGTACTCAACCACCAAGACAACCCAACATATTGGTGGTGTTCCTACAGCCCACTATCTTGAAGGTTACTATGAGTGCCCTATAGAAACTGGAGCTGGTGACTGTGGTGGTTTCTACACCCAGTTAAACAGCGTCGCTCAACGTAAGATTCTTGGTATCCATGCCGGTTCCTTTGGCCCTGCAAGGGCTGTAGTTGTTCCGGTAACTCAAGAGGAATTAGAAGATGCTCTGACTAAACACCATGCTTCAAGCATTGGTGGAGACTCCTTATTGGAGGCCCAGTCTGGTATTCGTTTTGATGACTCTGAAGTCTATGACGAGTTGTATGATAACGTTCCCCGTGGATTTTTCCTCATGGGACTAAGTAAGAACCCTTTGCACATGAACCGTGTATCAAAAATACTTCCGTCCCCTATGGAAAACCACCGTGATGCTATCACTGCTCCCCCTCACATGGTACCATGGATAAACGATCAAGGAAAACGTGTCGTTCCAGAATCCTACTTTTTTAACAAAGGACAAGAATTCGCTGACATAGATCCTGATATCGTTCGTCGTGCTTCCATTGGTGAAGAGTACTTGGTTCCCAAACCTCACATCGCCATGACGTCCCCTGTCTTGACAATGGACCAAGTTCTTAATGGAGTCCCCAACTCCATGTGTGGTCCAATTCGCCATGACACTTCTGCTGGTTATCGTTTGCGTAAAATATGTAAGAAGGGTAAACAACCCTATTTGCATGTTAACGTAACTGACTCTGGCAACCACATCACTCTTTCGAGAATCGCTAAAGCAGATCTTGCTAAGCGTATTGAGTATTTTAAGCAGGGAGTTCCTTTCTCCTGCTTTTCTGACTCTCAAAAGGATGAGCGTTACCCACTCTCCAAACCCGAAAAGTACCGTGTTGTAAGCACTGATGATGTTGCAGACCTAATCATTACTAAGCAGTACTTTGGTGTCTTCGCTGAAGCCCTACGTCGAAACCAACCTCTTGGCAAGAGCCAGGTTGGTATTGATGCAACTGGTCCAGCATTTCACTTTCTCTATCGCTACCTTCGTGAACTCAGTAACAATGTGATTGCACTTGACGGTAAAGCTTGGGATTTCATACTCCCTTACATTATCCGTTGTGTCTTTTACGAGATCGCCGAACGTTGGTATGCCCTTCATTTTCCCCTTGATGAAGAAGCACGAACCATACGTAGACACATAGCTCAAAAATATGTTGTCCACGTTCACTTGTTTGGTCGGTTAGTTCTGATCCGCGTTGGAGGAATGCCCAGTGGCTACTACCTTACTGGAGATGAAAATGGACTCGACAATCGTCTTTGTTCAAAAACAATCTTCACTGGAGTAACTGGACAGACCAACTTCGATGAGCATGTTCGATCCGCCTATTATGGTGACGACATGATTGCCGTGGTGAAGTCTTGCGAAACGTTTAACCAGATCAGCTTTGCCATCTGGGCCAAGCAGTTCCTTGGTATGACGTGGACCACTGATAACAAAGTCGCTCCCACTGACCCCTACACAAACCTTGACGATGCCTCATTCATTTCACGCTGGTTTAAACGCGTGGATGATTCTGACGTCCGTATAGGTGCCCTGGAGATTGAAAGCATTAAGGAAATCGCAATGTGGACAAAGGCTACTGATCCCAATCAAGAAACCTCCATGTTCCGACAGAACTGCGAAATGTCCCTTCGTGAAATGTTCCCTCATGGACGCATGGCCTTTAACCAATGGCTAGCGTTCTGTAACAAAGTTCTCCTTATTGAGTGTAACTCCCCTCCCATCACGCTCTCTTATGACGGTCTTCGTCTAGAGTGGCTCAACAAACTCTGAGCGTGACCCCCGGGGCCCCGATCCCCGTGAATTCGGAAAAATCCAAGCCTATGGACGAAATAGGTGCAGACATCCAGCCCTTGCTTTCTGCCTAGCAAAGAGTCTACCTCACGTTCCTTTGTCGATACGCAGTCGATGAACGTGTGTTCCGTACCATTGGATATTGTTCTCTGAAAGCTGTTCCGTTGTCCCTCGGTTCAGTGAAGCAAGATTTTCTGTGTCAGTTTTACAAGTTGTACTGCCTCTCTCGAAACAACCAACCTACACTCATGAATTCCTCTCCAACAAACCCCCCAACCTCCATCCCCGTCGAAGTTTCTGGCTCCGGCTCCTCTGATATGATGACCAAAGAACCCGTCACCATTTCACACTCCGTCCAGCTGACGGAGTATCACGATTCAACTGACGCTTTGTCTGAAGCGCCTATAACTGCCCACCCTGACTCCTTATGGGAGGGCGCCAACACACTCCCTGACCAAGAGTTGTCCACCGTGCTTGGTAGATCTTACCAGCTCGGTGTTTACACTTGGGACACCGATTCTCAAGGCTATGACTATTTGTCTGGCCTCGACTTGGTGGCTACTCTTCTTGGCATTCCCCAAATTGCTGAGAAGGTGGCTTACTATAGTTACTTTCGGTGTAAGGGAGTCACAGTCACGGTCAGGATCAATGCAACACCGTTTCATTACGGTGCGATTTGTCTTTCCTCAACAGTGAACGATTCCTATGGATTCCACAATTATGGTGGCAGCCCTGATACCACCCTGTGGGCCAACAATCGTCCTCTCATCCTGGGAGCGTCAGAACAAGACGCTGTTGACTATGACTGTCACTGGAAAAGTCCCTACCAGTGGTATTCGATCCCAGACCAAACTCCCAAACACATCATGACTCTCCGCATGACAGTGGCGGCAACGCTACGCATGCTGGGAGACGCGATAAACACTGCCAAGATCACTCTGTTCGCCAATTTCATTGAGCCTGAGGTGACTCTCCCTGTCGCCAACTCCTTGACTGCTGCTGCTCGATTCGCCAAGGCCCAACTCAAAGCTGGTAAGATCCCTACCGGTTATGAGGCTCAGAGCCGCTCTGGCGCTGCGAAAGAGACAAAGGCGAAGTCTGAAGCAGGAAGTACCCTTTCCGATGTTTCTAGCTTTGCTGACACAGCCTTCTCTATCATGCAGTCAGGAACCCGGATTGCTGAGTCCCTTGGCCCGATGATGATGGCTGACAAACCAACTAGTGTGGAAACTCCGAAGCATGTAACTGTCCTTCCTGGGTCAGACATGTGCCACACAGCTGGTCTTGATCAGTCGTTCCTACTAGCTGCTGATCCTGGCGCTAGTGCAGGCTACTCAACTGGAGTGGTCGGCGAAGGAATTGGCAATCACACCATTCAACAACTGGCCTCCACCCCTGGACTAGTCGAAATCTTCTTTTACGACGCTTCAAGCGCCGAAGGTGAGAAGATTTTCGACCATAAGCTCTCAGTCCGTGGTCAGTCCTATGTTGGTGGTGGTGGAACGTACTATGCAACTCCATCTCCTCTTACTTGGACTTCTGCCCTTTTCAAGTATTGGCGTGGAGGACTCAAGTTCCACTTCCATTTCGTCACCAGTTCCCTCATCACGTCGAGAGTTCGTATTGTCTGGTTCCCCCCCGGACTAACTCCTCCCGCAAACATTGCCGATGACGAGTCTGGAGATTACATTTCTCAAGTTGTGGAAGTGACTGGAACCATGAGTCACTCCCTCACTATCCCCTACATCTCCAAGACTATCTACAAGTCGTTCGGCCAAACTGACATCGACTCTGCGTTGACCTCTCGCACTGACGATGAAGAGACGTCCCTTGGTAACATTGCCTTCTATTTGGTCACCCCCATTGTTTCCATTTCCTCTGTTATCGTTCCTCGAGTGACTGTTCTTACCTGGATCTCAGGTGCAGAGGATATGCAGTACAGTAACTTTTCTGGACAGCTCGAGCCTCCAGAGTCCATCATGTACATTGGATCCATTCCCATGGGAGAAGACGTTCTTGAAGCTCAATGTTCCATAGTTGACAAGTTCGCAAGTCCATTTCCTGGGATAATTCCTTTTACCGCTGCAGCAGAAGCGGGTATAGCTACCAGCGAGACTTATGGTGACATAGTCTCACTGGGTAAGCGTTTTTCCCTTGAAGACCTTAAGCCTGAGGTCTCGGACTCCCACGACTACACTGCGTTCTGTACCTGGACGCACACTCTCCTACAGCCTGGTGCTTCTCAGATCGACACCTTCCAAAGTTGGATCTCTGCCCCTTTTGTCAATTTCCGCGGTTCCATGCGGTACAAAGTGGCCTGGCCTTCAGATCCGAGTTCCCTTGATGATGTGACCGTCATTCGTGGTGCCTACTACCGTCCTTCTGCAGTCACCGACCAATTTGAGTGCAACCCCACATTCATGACCTCAACAGTCTCCAACAACTGGGTCGAGTTTTCCGTTCCTTGGAACACTCGGCTGCCCTTCCTCACTCGTACTGATGTGTCCGCGTATGAGGGGTTGGATTGCCTTGCAATTCTGCCCTGCACTAACGTGGATATAACAGCTACCGTTGGTAAGACTGCCATTGCCTATGGCGACGACTACGCCATGGGGGTCTACCAGGCCCCCCCCAAATTCAGATTCTCTGCTCCCCTGGTCCAAGTTCCTGGACCAAAGAAGAGATTGCATCGAAATGAGTAAATAAAGTCTAGAGACCCACGTCGAGTCTCGAATCAAAAACTACGACAACACAACCGATTTGCACGTGAAGACCCACGTGAGTTCACTGATCGCACTGAAATTTTAAGTCCCCCCCGGGCAGTAAGTGTGAAATGAAGATAGCGTGCAACTGATATAAAAAAAGAGCTTCCTCTAGCTCACCAAAAACAA